CTCTACGATTAAGTACCAATTGATAAGCCGCGGCTTGCACAGCCGGAGCCGCCGAGTTCATTTCGTCTAAGAACAAAATTACATTTTTATGCTTTGATGCAAATTCTGCATCTGGAAGTTCGGCAGGTGATGCCCATACCATTTTTCCTACATTTGAATCAAAGTAAGGGATACCTTTAATATCTGTTGGTTCCCATAATGACAATCTAATGTCAATTACTGGTGCTTCTAATGAATCACCAATTTGTTGTACAATTTCAGATTTACCAATACCTGGAGGACCCCAGATAAAAAGTGGTCTTTTCTTTTTAAATGCCCTAAAAATACTCTTTTTTGCACCATTTGGTGTGACAGTTCTAAGTGCTAAGTTTTCCATTTTGTTTTCCCTACATTGTTATCAGTGCCTATGTATACATATTAGAACATTATAACTCAAAGGTCAACCTTTTTTTTAATTTTATTAAATTTTTTCTATTCTTTTTTGATGTCTGCCACCCTCAAATTCAGTATTAAAAAAACAACCTAACATATCAAATAAAATCGCTGGATTTGTATTCCTAGCACCTATACATAATACGTTTGCATCGTTATGTTTTCTTGCCATCTCACATGCATTGCCATCTTTACAAAGTGCCGCACGTATACCTTTATGTCTATTTGCCGACATTGTCATGCCTATTCCTGTACCACAAATTAATACACCCATGTTGGTATCACCCTGTTCTATTGATTGTGATACTGCATGTGCAAAATCAGGATAATCTACACTTTCTTCTGTGGTTGTTCCAAAATCTCTAATACTATAACCATTTTCCAATAACCATTTATTCACACGTTCTTTCAAATGAAAACCTGCGTGATCACAGCCTATGCCTATTATCATTTTATTAACCGTTTATTACTTTTTTTGTTTCTTTTATTAATCTTTGTTCCATATGGCTTATCAAAACTTGACGCATTGATACTGCTCTATCTCTGTTTGTAAAAGAATATTCTCTAACATCTTCTGCAGAAAGCCTTATTGAAAATACATAAAATGCACCTTGCTTGACAATATTTGATGCAGAACTATTTGCCATTCTGCTAACATCAATTTTTTTTCCAAAATTTGTTTCAATAATATTATTCATTATTTCCTCCTTAATAAAATTACAGAAAAACTTCCAGGATTGTGAGGTTGTTGCCTAATTTCTTTTACTAATGGATGATTTTGTGCCCATGTAGGAAATTCACGCATTATAACTCCTTGTCCTGTTATTACTGTTACTTTGTTTCTATAGTTATTATAATAATTTTGTTCAATGCCTTTGTTAAAATGTTTCCATGCTTCGTGTATGTGATATCCGTGTAAATCAATCATTTTCTTTTTTTGATCTTGTCATTGCTTTACGTAAACCATATTTTCTAACATCACCACTAAACAAAGTCAATTCTACTGCCTTTTTTTCATTAGTTACAATTATATATTTATTAGTTAAAAAGTAAGGACAATCTATAAACTTATCTAAATAAATTATTACTTGTGTTGTTAAAGGCATTTCCTTAGGATAAGGAATAGTATATGTATGCAGATTTATCTTTTCTAATATATCGTAACCTGCCTCAGTTAACCTAAGACCGCCTTCTTTTTTATCTCTTGTATTTTTCCACCATAATGGTAAATATTCTTTTATTGCTTCTTCGTTTGAAGATTGTCCTAACTCTTTTAAAAAAAGTTTAGTATAAGCAATTTTATTAACCATTTACTATTTCACCAGAAGTAAGTTTTACTACAGTAAATTCTTCTGACTTAAATAGTTCATTAAGTTTTTTTGCTAAATTTAAAGCATGACCTGGATTTGAAAAACTTGTTTTTTTATATTTAGGACCAGGATAATTTGTAAGACTATTTGAACTTTTTAAATTAAAAGGCTTGTCTTTATAAAATACTGCCCATATAGCATCCGCATCTAACACTTGTTCCATCTTATAATTAGACGGATTAGTGTATTCTAATAGTACAGTAGGTTTAGGTCTACTCATATATGTCTCCAAGTAATGTACGCATATATTTATCATCTTTTGAGTAGGAAAACTTAAATTACTTCCAATCTGCATTAGAAGATCCTATTTTTACTTCTATATCTTGTAAATTAGCACTTCCTTTATTCTGAGATACAAGACTTTCTAATTCACCTTCTAATCTTGCCATTACTAAACCTAAAGTAAATGCTAAATTTTTTGCAGTATTAATATCTAGTCTGACGTCATTTGATCTACTATTTTCTGCGGTTTGTACCTGCTGAATAAAAGCCTGAATAGGCATTGTATTTAGAGGTGTTATCTGCATAATTTAAGTGCCGCTTTCATTTCTATATCTGTTTTAAAAGGACCTTGATATTGATTTCTTTCTAATGTAATTAATTTTGGACAAAAACTTTTTAGCCAATTTATGTTAAATTTAATCAAATAATAACCTGCACAATAGATACTATTACTTTTGTCACTTTTGGTGAATAAAGGCAATTTTTGATTTACATCAAACATACTGTTAAATGGAACTGTTTTTGTTGGATATCCATGTACTGACAATATCTTTTTATCTTTTGTTTTTGTTTCTTTTTTTACACTTGCAATTAAAAAATCTTTGCCAAAAGTTTTTTTCAAAGCATTTTCGCTTTTATACAGATTTATTTTGCCGCTTTGTGTAATTACAAATCCTTCGTCGTCTTTGCTAAGTGTGCCAATTTTGACACCTTCTTTCTCAACTATCCAAAATTTATCTGCCAATACAGGTTTTGCTTTTAAAGTCATTAAATTATTCCATCATCATTTTTCTAGTTGGCGGAGTTTTTTTAGACTTTTCTTCTGTCTCAATAGTGAACTCTTGCCATTTACCTAACAATATATCTACTGATAGATCAATAAACATTAAAAATAATGTTAAAATTGGTGCATATAATGTAAAAAATAATCCTCCAATACCTAAAGCAATGTATGCCAGATATCTTTTGTTATAATTTGGCATTGTACTAAAATCAAAAAGCCATACAATAAAGTTAAAAAATTTCATATGTTTCTCCTTATATATTATTTTAAATATTTTGCTTGTAACGGTGTAGCATATTGCGATGCCTGGTCTGCTATTCGTTGCATATCCCATTTTGCACAAAATTTCATAAGCCTCATACCTACTTGTGAAATATTTTTTGTACTTGCATCGGAAATAGTATTTATAATTATTTCTTTTATATCTTTAGGCTGTGCCGTTAAATCGCATAATAAAACGTTTCTGTTGTAATCTTCTAATACTCTGTGTTCTTCACCATTGTGATCTGTCCAACGTTGTAGCATCATATTATTCCAATTATAGCCTTTTTTGTGTTTATCTGCAAATGCTTCTAGCAATCCTACTTTGTTCTTTGTACCTTTTGTTCTAACACCAGGATAAGCACTGAATACATTGTCACTAGTATCACCTCTCATACATTTTTCAAATAGCATAAATTCTGGATTAGGTGCTAGTTTAGCTTTACCTGTCTTTTTATCAATTACAGGCTCACGTTTCTTATCATCAAAGTATCCTTCGTGAGTAATTATAGTATTGCTTACTCCGTTGTACTGTCTTACATTAGGAGCAATCAATTGAGCAAAGTCACCGTCAGTTGAAATAATAACGTGATCATCATTAGGATGTGCTTGTACCCAGCCTGCTATAAGATCATCTGCTTCTAGTTGTGGATGATGTAACACAGAGCAGTTTGTCTTGTCAGACACAAAGTTTTTAAATTCGTCAAATGATGCAGAGCATGGACTAAATAATATTGTTTTTTTTAATTTTTTATTTGTAGTATTAATTTTGTAAATAATCTTATACAAGGCTTTTTTTATGGATGGAAAAACTTGAAATTTTACTTTTCCTTTTAATTGATTAACAAAAAACTTTTTATTTTTACCAAATATAAAAGCTTCAATATTTCCACCCCAATTAGTGTTTTTTCTAAGATAATCATTAAAGTATTCCTGATTTAATCGTTCA